AAACAGGTGGTTTCCTTGACTTCTACAAAGACTTCAACTTTTCGCTAGATCATTTTAATGCGACAAAAAAGAACTCCATTTTTTAGTTATATAACAATATATCAACTAGCAAGAAGACAATGGTTTGCGTATACATTAGTAAATCCATTATTATCTGCATGGGATCATGGGGGTGTAGATAGTACCGATGGCGGATTTAACGAAGCATCAATGTCAGTTGCATACGAAGGCGTGTTATATAGTGAAGGGACAGTAGACCAAAATCCTATTGTAGGATTTGGCGATGCCGAAGTTGGTTACGATGTAGAGCCTAGTCCGTTAGGTATTATTGATAATGCAATGGGCGGTGAATTTGGAGCAGGAGGATTATTACCTGCATTACTCGGAGCAGCAGTTAATGAGTTTTTTGGTGGCGGACAAAGTTCTACTTCAAATTTTGGTGCTGCTGTCGCTGGTGCTGTCACTAGTGCTGTTGTTGCCGCAGCAACCGGAGGCTCAACTGGCGTGTTTACTACTGATACACAGGCTGATACTACAGTATCATCAGCTACTGAATCTAACTCTCCGCAACTTGATGCAGCAGCAATCATAGCAGCACTAAATGATCCAGCAACAAAAGCATTACTTACACCGGCTTTAATTAATACAGGTGTAATACCAAACGTTGATATTAATACATATAACAATGCTACAGCAGTTGAAAAAGCAGCAATAGATCAAAATCTAATTAATCTAATTCAAGGCGGAAATATTCTACTAATACAAACCGCATCAAACGCACTAGCAGGAGTAGCTTAATGGCAAGAACAAAAAGCGACACAACAACGGACGCAAGATCCTTATCAACAGAACCAACACCGGAATATTATAAAAACTTTTTTGAATTAGATATTAGTTATAA